TAACAAGTGGTGGTAGTGGATATGTAGGAGCAACAACTTCTATTTCAATATCTGCACCTCATGCTATTGGAGTCGGGGTAGGAACAACTGCTACTGCAACAGCAACTATTACAAATGGAATAATAACTGGTACTACCATAACAAATGGTGGTATTGGATATACAGTTACTGCTCCTCCTCAAGTAATAGCTCCTTTCCCATCATGGACTAAGGAAGATATTGATACAATTACAACAATGCAGGGATATGATGGTACTATTACTGGAATTGCAGTAACTGATGGAATAGGATCCCATGATCTCGCAATTAAGTTTAATATCACTAGAGATACTGCAGGTAATCCTAATACTAGTGATACAGATCTTCAAGTTGGATATCCAATTTACATCTTCGATACTCAAGTCGGTCACGGTGTAACATCAGTCAATAGCAATAATGCTGCAGTTGTTGGAGTTGGAACAACTTGTGTGGATAATATCTACATCGTAAGTGCATTCAATGCAGGTGTTGGTATTATTACTTGTAATGTTGATACTGGAATTACCAGTACTGGAATTAGTACTTCTGTTGGAATAGGAAGTGCAATTGGTGGATTCTCTTGGGGAAGACTATCAGGATTCAGTAGATCTACTGATCCAGTTTCTATTGGTGTAACAGGTCGGATTACATCAGGATTGTCTACTTATCCAACAATCCAAAGAAGAGATTACGGACTCAGAAGCACTGGTGCTGCGAGAAAGGATCTTGGCTAGTATAAATACAGAAAAAAGCTGATAATATGGCTGCTATCGTAACAGATCAATTTAGAATACTGAATGCTAATAATTTTGTAGAGACAGTAGAAAACTCTACAAATTCTTATTACGTCTTTCTAGGTCTTGATAACCCAACCAACGTTGGTTTTGGGAGAACATCTACATGGGATACAAACACTCCCAATCCTGTAGATAATTTCAATAATATGAATCATGTTGGTGACACCATGATGTTTGGTAAGAAAGTAACAAGTGCTAATATTAGAAGGTTGGTAAAAAGAGTCAATTGGACTCAGGGATCAAGATATGAAATGTATCGTCATGATTACAGTATTACAAATCTTTCACCCATTACACGTTCTGCAAGATTATATGATGCAACTTATTATGTAATGAATAAGAATTATGATGTTTATATTTGTATTGATAATGGTGCTACTGGAATAAGTACAACTGGTAATGCTTCACAAGATGAACCATTATTCACAGATTTGGAACCATCAAGAGCAGGTGAGAGTGGTGATGGATATATTTGGAAGTATCTTTTTACAGTTCCTCCTAGTGATATTATAAAATTTGATTCTACAGAATATATTTCTGTTCCTAATAATTGGTCTACTTCAACTGATGTACAAATACAATCTGTTAGGGAGAATGGTGATTCTGATTTAAATAATAATCAAATTAAGAAAATATATGTAGATCAACAAGGTTCTGGTTATTCACAGAATGTTGTAGGTAAGGAAGTTGATGTTGTAGGTGATGGTACTGGTGCTAAAGTTGTTTTAGATACTAATAGTGCTGGTCAGATAACTAAAACTATTGTTTCTGCTGGTGGTAAAGACTATAGTTTTGGAATGGTTGATTTAGGACCAATTGGAAACTCTGCAGTTTCTGCTGGTAATTATGCTAAATTAATTCCAATTATCCCACCATCAAAGGGTCATGGATTTGATTTATATAAAGAATTGGGAACCGATAAGATTCTAATTTATGCTAGATTTGATGATTCTACTAGAGATTTCCCAGTTGATACTAAGTTTGCACAGATTGGAATTGTAAAGAATCCAACTGTAACTGGATCAGCAACTACATTTACTGATAATCAATATTCATCAGTAAATTCAGTTAAATTATCAACATCAAGTGGAAGTCCCACTATTGGTGAAAAAATCCAACAAACTGTAAGTGAAGGTACTGCAGAAGGATATATAGTATCCTATAGTACAGATACTAAAGTATTAAAATACTACCAAGATAGGTCATTGTATTTTAATCAAACAACTTTAGATCAAACAGATTATGTTGGGGTTACTACAGAAGCTAAGGTTTTATCTTTTGAATCTTCAGCAAATAACATAGTTGCACCTGCAAGCGGATTTCAAGGATCCGTTGATACTAATTTCACTGGAATTAGTACAAACCCAACAGGTAACAAACTTATACCTCTCGGAGTTAACTTCACAAATGGACTCGCAAGTCCTGAGATAAATAAAGGGTCAGGTGAAATAATCTATCTAGACAATAGACCTACTATCACCAGAAACTCTCGCCAAAAAGAAGACGTTAAGATCATCTTGGAATTCTAAAGTAAAATGCCACAAAAGACGAATTTAAATATAAATCCTTATTACGACGATTTTAATAAGGAAGATAATTTTTACAAGGTATTATTTAAACCAGGACAACCTGTTCAGGCTAGAGAGTTAACGACTCTTCAGTCACAGTTACAGAATCAAATAGAGTCTTTCGGTAGTCATATCTTTAAAGAAGGATCAATGGTGATCCCTGGTAATATCAACTATGATGGACAATATTATTCGATTAAGATAACCGATGAACATTTAGGGATACCTGTAGCATTATATGCTGATAAATTAAAAGGTAAAAGATTAAAGGGAGAAGATACTGGTATTGTTGTAAGTGTTGATGACTATAAGGTAGCAGGAGATACTTCAGAAATAACACATTTTACACTTTTTGTTAAGTATGTTGAGTCTGGACAAGATAATACAATAGACACCTTAAATGATGGAGAAAATTTATTAGTTGAAGAATCCTTTGTTTATGGAAATACTCCTATAAATGCAGGAGATTCTGTAGCAACTCTTATCGATACTGATGCTTCAGCTACTGGATGTGCGGTTGCAATTGGTGCAGGTGTATACTTTATTCGTGGAACTTTTGTTGATGTTGCCACTGATAAGTTAGTTTTAGATCCATATTCAAATTCACCTTCTTATAGAGTTGGTCTGGATATACGGGAAGATATTATTACTGCTAAGGAAGATTCTCAATTATATGATAATGCTAGAGGGTTCTCAAACTTTGCAGCACCAGGTGCTGATAGGTTTAAGATTACAACCACTCTAATTAAAAAGAATCTATCTGATCAAAATGATACTAGTTTTGTAGAATTAGTTAGATTAGATGGTGGAGAAATTAAGAAATTACAAAATAAATCACAATATTCAATAATTAAAGATTACTTTGCTCAAAGAACTTTTGATGAATCTGGAAATTATTCTGTAAGGCCATTTGAAGTAGAAATTGCTAATTCATTGAATGATGGTGTTTCTAATGAGGGTGTCTTTAGATCAACTCAAGTAACAGAACAAGGAAATACACCAACTGATGATTTAATGGCAGTTAAGGTGTCTGCAGGAAAGGCATACGTTAAAGGATATGATAGTGAAAAGATTGGAACTACTGTATTAGATGTAGAAAAACCAAGAGATAAGCAAACTGTAGATAGTTCTTTAGTTTCTTATGATTTTGGTACAAGATTGAGACTTAATAATGTTTTTGGAGCACCTCAAGCAACTGGTACTAACTCAGCATCTGTAGTTGGTTTATTTGATCAAAGATCTGCTTCTGACACTGCAGGGACAGGAACTCAAATAGGTCAAGCAAAAGTTTATACATGTAATTTAACTGATAGTCAATATACTAATGATTCTACTCAGTTTGATCTTTATGTTTATGATCTTCAGTTGTGGTCAATAGTTACAACTAATAGAAATTTATCTAATACTGAGTTGCCAGCTGGTGCTTTTGTTAGAGGTGTAAGTAGTGGTGCAACTGGATATGCACAAAATCAGGGTGGTGGAAGTAATGTACAAGAACTTACACAAGTTTCTGGTACATTTGTTAGAGGTGAGCAGATAATAATTAATGAAGATGAATCAATTACAGTATCATTAACTGCTGCAACTGCATATGGTATTAATGATATTAAATCAGTTTACCAAGATACTAGTTCTATTTCTGGATACGCTGCTGATTTTGTAGCAGATACTGTTCTTGAGAATTGGTTACCAGAACAATTTAATGTTGTTAATAATATTAGTATAACTGGTGCTGCTGCTACTGTAGCTGGAAAAAATTGGAGTGGTGTTAAAGAAGGAACAATCATTAAGTATATAAAACCTGCTGCAACAGTACCTACATTTAATAGGATTTCTGCAGTTGCTGCAGATCTAAATTCAGTAACTCTTGCTAGTTGTCCTAATATAACTGGTGTATGTGATGGTACATTAGCACCAATTACTGGATATGAAGCACCTTCATTTGTTTTAGGTGTGGCAAGAGTTGGTCTTAATAATACTAAGGGTCTATATGCACCGTTAGCTCAGTTTGATGTATCTGATGTAAGTTTAGATAATTCTAATTTAATAATTGGAAGTCAAGTTACAGGTGAAAGCACTAATGGTAGTGGTGTATTAAGTGTTAATATCACTGCTACTGGTATATCTAGTGCTTTCTTTGAATCATTTGATGCTGAAAGATATAGTGTAATATATTCTAATGGTTCTCAAGGTGTAATTGATTCAAGTCAATTTGTATTAGGTGCAGATGGACAATCATTTACTATTAATGGTTTAGCAACTAATCAGACTAATGTTGTAGTTAATACTACTGTTAAGAAACAAGGTATTAAGAGTAAGAAGAAAGATTTCGTTAGAAGTCAAAGAAAGGATATATTATATACTTCTGTAGGTGTTAATACAGTAGGTAGTGGATTACCTCTTAATCTAAATTATGGTCTAAGAATTGAAGATAAGGAAATCTCATTAGGTCTTCCAGATGTGGCAAATATAGTTGGTGTATATGAGTCAATAGATACTGCAAAGCCAATATTAGATAGATTAGTATTCGTTAGTGGTCTTAATTTAAATACTGCTGCTATTATTGGTGAAAGAGTTACTGGTTCAACTAGTGGAGCAGTAGCACAAATAACTGGAAGAATTAATGCAACTACTATTGAGATTGCTTACCTAACTCCTATGAAATTTGTAATAGGAGAACTTACCACTTTCTCCGAATCAAATATTAGTACTAATCTACAAAATATAACAGTAGGAAGTTTCTTAAATATTACTGATAGGTTTGCCTTAGATAAAGGTCAAAGAGAAGAATTCTATGATTACTCTAGACTAGTAAGAAGAGCAAATTTCCCAGCACCATGTAAGACTTTAAGTATAATCTTTAATAGTTTTGTTGTTCCTGCTGGTGATACTGGTGATGTTTATACAGTAGAATCTTATAATGCAGAAAGATTCCAAAATGATATTCCTTATTTACCAAATGGATTAAGATCATCAGATACTTTAGATTTTAGACCAAGAGTAGTACCAACTAGTTCTACTACTACATGTCCATTTGTAGATGCTCAAAGAAATTTTGGAGCATCTGGAAATGTCAACTCAGCATTTATTGTTTCTCCAAATGAAAGTTCATTAATAGGATACACATATTACCTACCAAGAATTGATAAGGTAATGTTAGATACTCTTGGAAATCTTTCTGTAGTTAAAGGAACTTCTTCTTCTGATCCACAGGAACCACCAAATATTGAAAATGCAATGACAATTGCAACGGTTACGCTTCCCGCATACCTTTATGATCCACAAGATGCGATGATAAATCTTGTTGATAATATAAGATATACAATGAGAGATATTGGTGATTTAGAGGATAGAATTGATAATTTAGAAGTAGTTACTTCGTTGAGTCTATTGGAACTTGATACAAAGACTTTACAAGTTCAAGATGCTGATGGATTATCTAGATTTAAGACTGGATTCTTTGTAGATGACTTTAAAGATACTAATTTAATGGATAGGGGAAATCCTGATTGTAAATCTGATGTTAATACAGAGACTAAGGAATTGAATGTACCATTAGATTTTTATTCACTTAAACCTGAGTTAGCATTAAGACCTGATATTAATACTGAAACTGCTGATTTTTCAACAAACTTACCATTAGTAGATACTAATGTTAGAAAAACTGGTGATCTACTTACTCTTGATTATACTGAAGTTGATTGGATTGAACAACCATTAGCATCTAGAGTAGAGAATGTTAACCCATTTAATATGGTTGAATTTACTGGAATTATTCAATTAAGTCCATCTACTGATACTTGGGTTAGAACTGTACAAACTGATGGTGGTCAACGAGTACAAACTGGTAATGCTCTTCCAAGACAAAGAGCAGGAGTGTTTGGGATGGTTGCAGGTGGAATGGCAGCAGTTACCAATAGTATTAACGCAAGGAGAAATACAGTACCACCAGCAGGATCTGTGTTTGGTCTTGGAGCAGCAGCAGCAGTTAGAAGTGGTAGTGGTGGATCTAGTGGATCTTCTAATGGGGGTAATCGTTGGCTTGGCGGTTTAATGAGATCAGCAGCGAGAGCTGTTGCTAGTGTTCCACAGACTAACAGTAGGGGAACAGTTATAGGAAGCTTTGTTGAATCTATTAAGACTAGTAGTCTTCCTGATACTCATATTAGATCAAGAAACGTTGCATTTGTTGGAAGAGCATTTAGACCTGTTGCTAGACACTATCCTTTCCTTGATAGTACTAGTGGAATTGACGTAGTTCCAAAACTTGTCGAAATTTCTATGACAAATGGAACATTTGTTAAGGGTGAAGTTGTAGAGATTTATG